ATAGCTAATGGTTAGCGATTGTCCTTTAAGAAGGGCTCCACCCTTAACCTTGAGAGTAAACTTATCTCCCTCGATAAAATAGGTTGTTCCCTCATTTATTGCAAATGAAAGAATTTCGTTAGAAACAGTCACGCCATCGCTTTTCCAGGTTACGACGTTGCCGTAGCCGTCGAGAGGAGAGCCGGAAACAGTTCCTTGAGCAACAAATTGAGCGAAACCGGGAATAACGTCGCCGTAACCGTCACGACGAACAGAGGTGCATTTGATCGTCCAGGTTTCAGTCGGAGCATTAAGATCGGAGAGGGTTAGATTGGAGATGTAGCCGTCGCCAGTATTAAGCGAAGAGGCGAGATAGAAAGCTCCGCCAAGATCTACCAGGGAGGCAGTCTGCAATTCAAGATGACCTGTTTCGATATCAACTCGATAATCGTATCGTGAGGAAAAAGATCCTGAATTGGCGTCGAAAGATTGTTCTAGCCCGGCAAGAGTTACTCCGCTCTTCGCAACGGTAAAGCGGTTGCTGATGATTGGGTAAAGTGAAGTTTTGAAATGACGACCGTCGGTGTCAACCGACGTTGAGGTGTACTCGGGATTAAATCCATCTGATCCTCCGCCAAGAGCCTGAGAGACCAGCGTTTCGAATCTTTGACCTTCGCCCATGATGGCGAGAGTTTGAACACCGCTGGGCGAAGAAAGTCCAGAGGCAACAGTCTTGACACTGACGTAAACTGACGGCTCTGCGCCGTTACTTCCTGGAAATTGTGCCGCCATTTTCAGTGATCCTTAAATGATTTTTGAAAGGTTTTATGTGCCAACATTCTATGGAGATATTGGATTATGCGTTATAGATTGTTTAAAACATCCAAAAGATCAATATTTTCTTCGACGGTTAATCCCGCTGCCGGAGTAAATGGATCTTTATAGGTATCTCCGAATTCTAGGCAAAATTTGAAAATCTCAACGACGTTATCAATGGGAATTTGACGAACCCATTCGGTTCTTATTTCCAAAGAAATTGTTTGTTTGAAAAGCTTGTCATTTCGAGAATCTCCGTCGGTAGCTCCGCCGGCAGAGATATTTTTAACAACTATTCCTTGATTGACCAAGATTTCAAAAGCGGTATCTTTAAAAAAGAGCATGATAAGATCGACGAGATCATTGCGAGATCCCGAGTTTTCTGATTGAACTTCTATGGTAAAAGTTCCTTCCCAAGCTCCAGACTGTTCAAAACATTGAGGGCGAGAAACTATAGCCGAGTTTCCGTAACCATCAACGTATTCGATCGACATATATCTAACGAATTCTTTGTTTCTAGACATCGAGACCGGTGAATCTCGCATTCCGGAATTACGAACCAAAATGGCTGGAAAATGCTGGGCGTCTTGGCGATAATACTCTCCGATATACAATCGAGATTGAGAGCTGTCATTAACTCCGGCATCTAACGGAAGATTGGTATTGTTGGAAATTTTCGAGAATCCGTAGGAATCATTTTGGTAATGATAGTAGTGATCTTGGGAAAAGAACTCCTTCAATGCCCAGATAAGGGTATCGATAACATATCCGATACCTGAGTTTTGGGTGTACCCATGAAGAGAGTATAGATCAGTTTTCCAAAGATTACCGGTTGCCATATTAGTATACGAAACTTATTGTGATATCTTTAACTTTAAGCGTACAACCAGATGAATGATTTTGTTGAAATGTTACTATTAGATATGGACAGGTGGTAGCTGCACCAAAACCATAACGCACAACGCTTTGCGCAGTAACCGTTAATGCCAATGTAGTATCTACACCAGCATTCGCCCAAGCTACGTTGTTAGTATCTGTATTATTGGTTCGTAATGATAATTCAATAAAATTTGTTCCAGCAATAGTCGAAGCATTATATGTTAATTGACAAGCAGTTATTGTAACTCCTTCAGGTAAAACTCCAAGTAAAGGAATTAGTAAATTACCACCATTAGCAGTATTTAAATCTAAATAATTAAATATAAAGCTTGAAGGAAGAGGATGACCTAAATTAGTATCTTGACTAATAACTGTGAGATCGCCAGCGAGATTACCAGCAAGAACTGCATAGGACCCGTCGCTCAAATTTATAGTAAAATTGCCACAATTTATTGGAACAACATAACTAAATGTTTGATTCTTATTTCTAGTAACAACGAATGTATTAGAAGCATTGGGAGCTACATCTAGAGAAGACCCATCGATTGTCGTCGAATCAAAGAAATTATCTGTACAAATACCAGTAGCTTTTGTTCCTCCTGAAGGCATTCTTATAAATGCACTTATGGCGGCAGCTGATCGATATATTTGATTTTGACAGATAGTATAATTTCTGATATCGCTGCCGGTTCCAGCAGATGATCTGATACCTGTTCCGGATGTTTTCAACCCTCTGACAATGTTTCCGGTAATAATCCCTGATGATTGAACATCAACTCCGGTATCGTACCCATAAACTAAACTATTGTATCTTCCAAAGTTAGTATGGTTGTTAACCACCGTAGCTTCAGATTTAACGCCGCTAGATGAATGAGCAAGGTTAAGGGTGGAGCCCTTCTTAAAGGACAATCGCTAACCATTAGCTATATTGCCGAATCTGATTTGAACACCCCGGTTTTCTTTACGAATAACGATAAGCTTCAAATCAAACACGGATCCCCTTCGATCACCAATCGACTTTCCCTCGGAGCTCAAATTGCTTTTGCCAATTCTCCTCCCGGAGTTTTTGCGTTGCAAACCAAGCCTGCCGTCCCTCGCAGGGTCTCCTACGAATTGGAAGATTCAGCCTCGGGCAACGATCAGGACGACGATCTCAACTTCCCTCTTCCTCTCGGAGTTCTTCCTGACGCTGACTCCAATGTCCATTTTTTCTTAACCTCGGCTAGCACCGGAGTTGAGACTCAAATCTTTCCCAACAAGGTTGATTTCTACGATCCGACCTATTCCTCGAATCCCTCGGCGTTTATTCAAAGCACCTCTTTGGAATATTCATATACGGTAATCCAGACGGACGCCGTTGCTAAATCTGCTGACGATGGAGTTATCGCTTCGGTTGGTCCCTCATCGGCAACTCTAGATTCTAGCGTCGTTCTCTTCGACGCCAATGATGTGGGTCGTTCGGTGAAAATTCTCGAGCCGGCTTCGAATGCTGGAACTTATACCATCGCCTCGGTTTCAAACGGAATTGCGACGATCTCTAGCGGATCGTTTACCGACGAATCAGGTGTTGAGTTCGAAGTCATCGACGATACCGAAACTTCTTGCCGTGTTTTAATGACCCAAGATCTTGCCCCGGCTGCCGGAGCTTCTCTTCGAGTTACTCTCGTCGACGACAAAGATGCTGATTTCTATGATGCTGGTTGGGCTGATGCCTTCGAAGCTCTCGAAAAAATCGACGTTGACATTGTCATCCCTCTCCCTTCACAAACGATTTCCGGAATTCTTCAAGCTTGCAAAGCTCACTGTGAAGCGATGAGCACCTCGCTTAACAAAAAAGAGCGCCGAATGTACACCGGAGCAATTGCGGGACTGACCCCCGACAATCTTCTTGGTCGAGAAGATGCCGCGGTCGAAGATCTCGGAATATTGGAAGGAATTCAAGGAGACTCGATCAATGAAATTCTTGACGGCAACGTCGAGGACCTGACGAATTATTCTGTTCCCGACGGCTGGGGTGATACCTTCCGCGCTGTTTACTTCTACCCAGATGAGGTGGTCGTTAATATTGCCGGAGAAAATACTCTCGTAGATGGTCTCTTCTCGGCTTGCGCTGCTGCCGGATGGGTTGCCGCTCTTCCGAACCCCGCCGTTCCGATGACCAACAAAACTTTCACGGGAATCACAATTCTCTCTGATAAGCTTCTGACGCCCCAAGTTCGTCGAGATCTCCTCGCCGCCGGGGTCAATGTCCTTGTTCCGGTCGCCGGAGGAGTTGAATGCCTCTGGGGCAAAACAACGACTCAATCGGGAGCCGCCGAGGAAGAAGAAGATTCAATCGTCGCCATCCGAGACATCGTTGCTCGAGCCGCTCGTGTTGCACTTAAACCCTACATCGGCATGCCGGAATCTCGCGGAATCAAAGGAACTCTTCAGGCTAAGTTTGACAAGTTTCTCAAGGGTCTCGTCTCCGCCGGATTTATCTCGAGCTACGATAGCCCGAAGGTTTCTCAAAACGAAATCGAGCCTCGTCAATGGGACTTCACAGCTAGAATTCGCCCCCGTTATCCAATCAACTGGATCTACGTTGAATTTGAACTAGGTAACTTTTAATCCATAGGAATCATTAGCTAAACATGCCTACACGAAATACAGGGACAGCAATTCGGGACTCTCAGGGTAATAATGCCACCAAGGTCCATCTTGCAACCAACATTCTGATTAAGGTTGACGGCTTGGTTCTAGGAGCTGTCAAAACTTTCCAGCTGACCGAACAAAGAGACATCTCGATGATTTCCGAGATTGGAACGGACGGAGTTATCGACTCCGCCCCCAATCGGAGTACCCAAATCTCGGGATCGATCAATCGGTATCGCTACGATCGCAAAAGACTTATCGAGGCAACCAATCGAGGATATATTCACGTTCATTCGCAACGAATTCCTTTCGATATCGAAATTCAAGACATCTTTGCCGACGCGGACGAGTCTAATGCTTTGATTACCATCGTCGAAGATGTCTGGTTCGATAATTTGAACTTTACATACAACGCCGAAGGATTTATCATCGAAGAAAGCTGTAGTTTTAAGGCTGAACGAATCTACAGCCAGATCAACGGAGGTAACGTTATTACTTCGGTCGGCAATGGCAACGGCGCTCCGCTAGTTCTCAACGCCTTCGAGCAACAGGCGGATAGAGGTGCATTTACAGGCGCCCTTGATCAAGCAGGTCTTTTGAACGCGTACATGAACGAAAACACTTAATATCAGCTAATTAAGCTAAAACTCTGATATATTGATGGGGAGAAAGATGATTTTCATCATTCTCCCTTTTATTTTACAAGGAATCTATTTATGAAATTGAACGAACTAAATTCTCCTGTCGGTCGTCGTCGTTTTGCGGAAATGGGAGCTGCCGAAAAACAAGAGCTGCCATTTAAATCGGTGCCCAAACGAATTCTCACTGTCCCCAACGAGGAACAATTTGTTTCGCAACCACCGGTCATCATGGAAGCCGAAGCCTCAGCCTCTTCTTTCGAATCGGAGGATGAAGCTTTTATTGATTATCGAGAAGACAAGGAAGCTCTTGCCAAATTGGTCACCAAAGCCAAGGTTAAACAAGAGCCAATCTCGCCGAAATCAAAATCCAAGCTCGAAGTTCTTCTCGGAATCAAGCGCTCGCAGAAGGATGTCACGATCAACGGGGTAACCTATTCTTTGCAAAGCCTAAAGAAGAAAGAGCTTCGCGAAATTTTAATCCAAATGGCTGACGAAACTCCAAAGAGCGAAGCTCTTCTCAGCTTTGATTTTCGAGATCAGACTCTTGCCCGCTCTCTTTTTGCAATCAACGGAAAAGATCTCGCCTACGTTCTCGGAGGTAGCGGTCCATCCTCGGTCCTCGCTCTTCTTGACGAGATGAGAGAGGAAGAAGTTTCAAAGCTTTGGGAGGTGTATAGCGAGCTGAAGCAAGATCTCGTCATCGATTCTCCCAAAGAGGTTATAGAAGAAATAAAAAAATAGTTGGGGAGCCTGACCAAAAATTTCTTTGGTATCTCTGCAAAACATTTTGCTCCCCTCTCGATAGTCCAACGATTCAGGAGATCTTGGATCCAGAAAACATTTTGACATATCTCTGGATGTATTATTCGTACAGAGAAGATCTTATCGAGCAATCCAAAAAAGATAAAGATTATGCTGTCTTTCTAGGATCCTTCGCCAATCCTTCGATGGCTCGAAAGATATTAGATCAAGAGAAGAATACTATCGAAATGGACGACGAACAATTCGACAAGATCATGGAAACCTTGGACCAAACTCCTCTTGTCCCCATAAAAAAGAAAGCTCTGAAGTTAGCCAAGCTCGCCAAGGAACAAAGAAAACGCCGCCGATTCTCCAACAGCAACAATTGATATAATGAGAAACCATGCCTGACACACCCGATCTAATAGAGTTTCTCAAAAATAAAACTCCTCAGGAAGCTCAGGATATTCTTAAAGATCTTTCTTTGGGTTTCGATAAGTTTGCTGAAAAATATAAAGACTCGATGGGAAAAGTCATCGAGATGTCAAAAAGTGCAGGAGCATCATTTGGAAAAACAGCAGAAGAAATAACTAAATCATTATTTGAAATTGCCGAGGGAGCTAAAGATCTTACTGGAAAACTTGCGACTAGTTTAGGGTTTAGTGGTGATAGCATTAAAAAATTTGGCATGCTTGTTACAGACGTAACAGCTGATCTTATTACGCTTTCAAGGTTTCCGCCCCCAGCATCTTTCGGAGCGCTTAATAAACTAATTGGAGATACAGATACGACTGCTGGTAATTTGACAGAGAATGTCAGTGATCTTATTCGATTATTTAATATCGACCCCAAATCTAAAATAGTGGATGTTTTAAACGACATGGCTAAAAACTCCGATGCTGTCAAGCAAGCTGAATCTTCGATGATTCAGGTTGCCGCTGCCTCGGGTCAACTGTCCGAAGTTCTCGGCGAGACGGGTGATAACTACGATCTTCTCGAAAGAAAAATGGTCGCTTATTCTAAAATGAACACCGACGTTGCCCTCGCAACCGGACTCTCGACCTCTCAGGTAGAAAAATTCGGCTCGACGCTCTTTCAACTTCCCGGAGCTTTGTCTGCCAACATTATGGGAGCCTCCGACGGCTCTCGCCAATACGGTCTTCTTGACGCCGCTCTGAAAACAGCCACCGGCTCCGGAATGTCTTTCAAAGATGTTTTCGGAGAAATTACCGATCTCTACAATCGTTTTGGCGATTCTACCAGCAAGGGGTTTGAAGATTCTCTTCGCTACGTTTCAGCCCTGCAAGATGCGACCAACGAGTTAAAAATTCCTCTTCAATTCATTAAAAGCTATACCGATCAAGCCAGCGCTTCGTTCAAGTTCTTCGGCAACAATTCCGAGGCAGCTATCCGCGTTGTCGAGAGACTGGGTCCGGCGCTCAAAAATGCCAAGTTGGGTCCCGAGGCAATCAAAGAGATGCTGACCGATATTACCGGAAATCTTGGCGGCATGAAGCTTGCCGAACGATCTTTTCTCTCGTCATCTTCTGGTGGAGCTGGAGGGTTGCAAGGTGGATACCAAATCGAGCTTCTCAAATCTCAGGGTAAATTCGATGAGATTCAAAAGATGGCGGAAACTTCTTTGATGAAACAATTTGGTGGCAGAATTGTAACCCTCGAGGATGCAGCGAAAGATGAAGGCGCCGCTCGCCAGCTAACCAAGCAGGTTCAGTTGATTACCTCCGGACCAACCAAATTGGTCAACAACGAAGCTGAAGCCTATAAATTTTTTGAGGCTATGAAGGGTGGAATGACTTCCCCAATTGCCAAAGATTCTGATACGCTCCTTCAAGAAAATCTTGAAAAGGGTGCTAAATTCGAGGAAAGAAATAATACACTCCTCAATTTTATTTCTGGTTACGCTCAAGAAATTGCCGCAAATACCCAGATGTCTCTTAACCAAACCGTCAGGGCAACTATCGGACCAGGCGAAGGTGATACTCAATCAGCAGAGACGATTAGAGCTCAAATGAGAGAGGCGAGCACGACCTCGGCAAACAATCCAACGTTCCCAACCGATCCAGGTCTCTATCAACCCCGACCAAATGAAAAAATAGTTGAGGGTATTGGTAATTTTCTTGATGGTGTCAAAGATATTGACTCTTTTGTAGATGCCCTTAAAAATAAATTCAAATCATGGGAAGTCGATACCGAGGGTCTTATGACCAACGATGCCATCGATGCTATCAGCCCAGCGACTCGTGGGGAGATCAACGACTGGGCAACCAAACAAGATGCTAGGGACAGCAAGAATAATTCTTCAGACTCTCCGCCGCAGCAACAGTCGGTTACTTTCTCCGCCGTCTCAATGTGTCCCGATTGTCAAAAGACCATGGCGCTCAACGTTGCTCAGGCTGAAATAGGCAAGTATAACCTCGGACAAATTCATGCTAATCACATGGGTCAAAATTTAACATAATGGTCGGAAATAATCATGCCTACTCTTCCATCTGAACCAAACGATCTTTTCCTTTCGTTATTTAACGCCGGCGTTAAAGATAGCGGGTTGCCTGGAAATACCGCCCCATCATCTTTCGGTTACGGGACGAGACAATCTCGCCTCCCAAACAACCGAGCGGCTACAGACACGCGCCAGATCATTCATTGGCTGGTTCCCGAGGGACCTCTGGTTCAGATGTACATCAACCCTCAGAACATGGTCGTCTCCGAGAAAAAATCTAATCAGCCAACAAGAACCAAAGGTGGATTCGTTCTTCAATATTGGGGGGAAGAGCTGACTCGCATTACGTTATCTGGAACCACCGGAACCTCGGGCATTGAGGGAATTAACGTTCTTCGAGATATCTATCGTAACGAACAACTTTCCTTCGATCCCTACGCCCTCTATCTTGAAGCCCAAGCCAATGCCGAGGTTCTTGCCGGAAATGTTTTCGGCGAAGACTCGGCTCTTAACGCCGGTGAATCATTTCTAACCTCAATTCTTTCAGGAAGTCAATCATTTATTCCTTCGGCAGCTCAAAGCCCTCCGTCACTCGCTTCTCTGGCTTTTACCGTCGAGATGTATCACGCCGGACGAGTTTACCGAGGATACTTCGACGATTTTGCAGTTACCGAAGATGTCAATAACATGGGTATGTTTACCTATCAAATTGCTTTCATTGCGACTCAAACTCGCGGCTTTCGTCAGAACTTTCTTGGCTGGCATCGTTCGGCAACCTCTGGACCTTCAAGAACAGATCCTCGACATGGCAGACCTTATTCTTATTCGACCCTTGTCGAGAATCAGGTTGCCGTTCCCAAAAATACCAACATTTAAAAGATAAAGTAAAATACATGAGTTTTGAATCACTGGGAGACTCTCTTCGAGGCTATGTTAACGAGCAGTTTGGCGTTTACGAAAACGTTCCAACCAATCCGGGTAATCCCTACGATTATACCAAGCTCGGTCCGTTTCAGCAAGCGATAGATAAAAGCGAAGAAAGAAGGTATGTGCAGGACGGATCTCGGAATAACATTCGTCCAAGAAATCTCGAGATCCTAATGCAGAATCCGGAAGCGGTTCTTGTTATCAAAAAGCGCCACTTCTCTTCTCTCGCCGAAAACTACCGCTACGACCTGATGAATGATCAAGAAAAGAACTACATCAAGGCTCTCAAGCGATTATTTTACAACAAGTGTCGCCTAATTGCAGCTCACGAACGCCTTTCTAAGATCGAAAAAATCGCCAAAGCTTCGGGAGGGTTAAATTCTTATACCCTCTCTCAGGTTTATTCTTCGGTCGATACTTTAAATATTCTGAGCCCTGGATTGATTTCGGGATCGACCTTGGCGACTCTCGATTTTCTCAAGAACGTCAAAAATCTTTCCGATCCCAACGAAGTAACGACCTGGGTCAATACATCTGCCGTTCCTTATCTTGCAGACGTTGGAGAAGGAACCGGAGTCATAGAACTAACAACCCTCTCATCATTTCAAACAACCGTCTCGACGAGATTTGGCGAAGGGTCTGGGTCTTTTAACATCGAAGATCCCAATAAAATAATGGTCATTTCTTCGTTGGATATCGAAAAGGCGATTTCGGACACCTCCGGAATAACCAACAATCCATTTTTCAATAGCACCGCCGGACTTCTCGACGAGAGCATCAAAGACTTGCAAAGCCAATTGACCAAGCTTCGTATTTCTCGATCGGTCCCTCAAATCAAATTTCTTCAAAATAGCAACTCACTTCTTTTCAAACGGATCCGCGCCGTCATCGACGAAGAAGGTCGAGAGATTATTTTTACCTATGACGGCGGAGTTCTCGGATTTAATTCGGCAATCCAACTCGACGCCTCGGCGACCTTGGGAGCCAACGGTCTCTCTCTAATCGAAGTTCCAATTTTTACCCAAATTATCCAAAATATGTATCTCTCGATGGG